GGGCCGGCGAGTCGGACCGTTGATCACCATGGCCGATCGCGAAAGATACGACCACGCCCACCACTGCTCCAAATAGTTATAGATCAGCACGCGGTCGCACTCGCCGTTGACCGCAGCAGCCGAAGGCCAAAACATCCAGACCTCGGGGAACTGACCGTTGGCCGAGGCGTGGCTGCGGATCATGAACCAATTGAGATTGAAGTCGGCGCGAACGTCGGCGAATACCGGGCAGGGGACCAACTGCACACTGCCGCCGGAATAATGCTGAATACCGCGCGGCGACAGCCACATCGCACTGCCATGGGTAAACCGGGCGATGGTGTAGGGATGCATCACCGGCCATTCGAGCAACTTTTCGACGCCGTAAACGTAGGGCAGACCCTGATAGCGGGCCAGGAACACCTCGGTCGAGGTGAACAGCAACATGCCTTCCCTGACGTTCACCAGGAAATTGAGCGGGCTGGTGCATTGCAGGTCGAGGAAGCCGGCGCTGTTGGCGGGATTGGCGAAGTCCCAGTCGGTCAATGATTCGCGGCTGCCCCAAGCAACACGATGCGGGTAGTAGGTGCCGCCGATGGTCGGGCCAACGACCATGACGTGGCGCTCGTCGGTGACACCCACGGCATTGCAGGTCGGCGGGCCGGTCTGCACGACCGGCACCGTATCCGGCGTGGCCTGGACATAATGGAATACCCGGTTGTCCTCGCTCGAGACGAACAGGACATCCTCGCCCCACTGCGCAAACGACCACAGGGCATACTGCGGTGCAAAGGCGTCGCTGACGCCTTCGGCGCGCGGCGTGCCGTAATCGTCCATGCCATAAGGGCCGGTGCCGTAGCCACCCAGGATCGTATTGACCGGCGGCACAATGCCGGGCGGCGTGATGTCGAGCCATGTGGCGCCGAAATCGACGTAGAGCTTGTACTCGGTACCGACCATCGTCGCCGGCTGATCGTTATTGTCACGCCAGGTAAAGATGCGCCTGACCGGGCTATCGAGCGGTGTCTCGGTCTTGCGCACCCAACCACCGATCGGCCGCGCGCTGCCCGACTGCCAGCGCATCAAGTTGGAATCCCACCACGAGCGCGTGCTGTCGTAGGGGCTGCCGTTACGCTCGAGGCCGGGCGGGAGCTGAATGGGGAGGAAGCTCATAGCGCGATCACCACGTCGCAGATGACCGTCGGCTGCACGTTGCTGCGCGTGTCGGTGACGCCGGCAACGCTGCTGCCGCTCACTGCGCCGCTCACCGCGACGTGGACTACCGCGTTGCCGTTGACGACATGCTGATGGACTTGATCAGAAACGCCAAAGCCGCCACCGGCAGCGTTGAATGGACCCGTCGAGATACCCCTCGTCCCAAGACCATCGACAAACGCTGTTCCAGCAAACGTGCCGCCTGGGAAGGTGCCGCTGAAGCTGCCGCTCTGGATGGCGTACTGAACCTGCTGCTGGCCGCCGAAGACACCCCACGTCGTACTCGCCATCACCGTCGACAGCCTGCCCCGGCTGGTCCCGCTGAGGTTGTCGCGGCCGGCTGCCACGGCACCACTGTGGTCAGGCAAGGTGATGTGCTTGTGCGCGGCGTAGTCGGTGGCAGCGTCGGGACCGCGCGGGGCCAGCGTCGTCGTGTTGGCCACGTACATCGGGAAGCGCGTGGCGTCGTTGAAGCTCCAGATGCGGGCGAACAGCGCAGCCGTGTCGGCGTTGGCCCAGTTGCTGGCGCCGCTGCTGGCATCGCCGATGGTCCTTCCATCAGCGAAGACGAAGCCGGGCGGCGGCGTCGCGCCCCAATAGCCATGCAATACAGTGCCAACCGGCATCGCCGTCCTGACGTGGTCGACGGTGGCGATCGTGCCGTCCATATCGGGCGCCTGCAGCGTGCGCTTGGTGCCGGTCGTGACGTTGGCCGCCTTTATGGTGACGATCTTGGTCGGGTCAGTGGTATCACGCACCTCGAAGTCGCCATCGATCCCCAGCACCTTACCGGAACCGATGTGCAGACCGACGCTGGTGCCAAGCCCAGTCGCCAGAAACACAGCGTCGATCAGGTCGAGATCGCCGTTCAGCCCGGCGACGCCGCCCCAGGTGTCGTGGGCAGCGCCGACCTCCGGCTTCCGCAAATTAAGGTTGGCGGTAAATGAATCGGCCATCGCACCCTCACTTGACCACGCGCATCGGGTTCTGGCCGGCGCCGTAATAGCTGCAGTGGTTGGCTTCTTGGATCACCCCCTGCCCCATGTTGATGTAGTACAACAAAGGCTTGCCGACATCTTCCCACGCTGTGCCGTTCCACTTGCGGCAACGCGTGTCGCCGTTCGATGAAGCCTCGCCACCTTCAATGAACGAGCCATAGCCATTGCTCGGCACGTCGAAGACACATTGATTCTCGCCGCCGGTGTTTTCGCCGTTGCAACCCCACGCTCCACGGATGCCTTCCGGCGCGACTACGCCGCCACCACCGTTGAGGATGAAGCTGCCGCCAAACAGATAGACCGAGTAGACGGTGCGCAGGCCTGCGCCGTAGTTCCTGGATGAATTCACGTGCCAGAAGAGGACATTACTGACAATGGGATTGCCGGGTGCGGGCAGCATGTGGCGCAAGATAATGCCGTCGCCCGTGCAGTTCTCGACGTAGATGCCGCGCACTTCGCCTTCGTAGACGCCGCCTTCGAGAATCAATCCGTTGACGGCGCCGGCCAGGAAGACATTCTCGATGTGGAAACGGTAGATCGGACCATTGTCGCCGAGCGGGGCTGAGAAGTTGAGGCACGACTGCGCGCCCTGGCCCGACATGTTGGCGACGTCGCCGCCGTCAATCACCAGGTTCTTGACGGTAAGGCCGCGATTATTGACGCCCTGCACGCCTTCGAACTTCAGCACGTCGCCGCCGCGGCCGCGGTAGTTGATCTTAGCGTAATTGCCGTTGACGCCCCATGGCGCACCCGTCGTGCTGCGCGTCGGGATGGTGATGGTCTCGCTGAGATCGACGCTGGTGCGCGGATCGAGCATGCCGACATAGTTGTTGTCGGCGTAGCCCTGCAGGCACTGCTTCAGTTCCTGCTCGTTCTTCGGGTAATCCATGGAGCCTCCGGGGGGCGTGGGGTCGGGTGGGTCGGGGGGATCGGGCGGATCCGGCGGGTCGACGGTATCGTCCGGCCGTTCCAGCGAACCCTCGGAGATCAGCGCGGTCGGCGCGTGCTGCACCTCGGCCGACCACACTTCGATGAACTTGCCGGGTGCGGTGTCCATGTTGTCGAACACGGTTTCGCCGGTCGCCACATCGATCAGTCGATAAGGAGGGGTCACAGGACCTCCTCCGCGATGGTGTAGTTGCTGGCCCAGTTCTCAGGATGAGGAGCACCTGGGCGCCAATTCCGTTCGTAAAACTCCCAAGCCTGATCGACGGCGCCGACCGCCGGCAACGGCGAGGGATCGGTGAAGAGCAGCAGGCGCGCCATCGCCACGGCCAGACGATCGTTCCATTCCATCGCGGTGTAGACCGTCGGCACGTCGCAATAGATGTAAATCAGGTCGCAGACCGTCTGGATGTGCTGCGAGGAAGCGGGATGGGTCAGCACGCCCTGCACACCGCCATATTCCTCGAACTGCCAGAACGAATGCGCCGGCCCGCCCTGCTGATGGCGGTATTCCCAATTACCCTCCTGACCGGCAATCGCCATCAGCATGACGCGCGCCTCGTCAGTGCAAGGGATACCGGTCACCTTCTCGAGCCATTCCAGACCGGCCGTCACCAGCATCATGAAGCGATCGTAAGGATCCGGGGGCTGGGCGGTTTCGGTCATTGCTTTCTCTTTTCTTCCTGTTGCATCGACTGGCGTATGGTCGCGCAGCTCTCGACGACACTGACGAACTTACCGTTGGCCAATCCAACGACGCACTTGATGCCCTTGGCGATCAATTCATTGGGCGTACCCTTGCGGTGCTCGTGGCTTGGAATGAGCGTGACGATATGATCCGGATTTACAGTGATCTCGTCGCCGTCGACATTGTGCAGGACGAGGAGGACGACGGCGAGCAAGGTCTGGTCCATACCTCATCCCAGCCTTCCCGTTTGCAGCAGGACCACCAGGATAAGGATGACCACGACCACGCCGATCGAGGGAAACCAGCCGTAATTCCAGCCGCGCGAATAGGGCCACATCGGCGCGCCGGCGACGGCGAAGATCACCAGGACGACGACCAGTAGCCAGAGCAGGCTCATTTCCACCCTCCCTAGAAGGACGCCGCGCGCGCAACCAGCATGCCCGAGCGCGGCCGCAAGGCGGCCTCGCTCTCCATCCGGAGCGATTCAATCATCGCCGCCCGGAGCTGCACCCAGGTGGCAAGGCGCTGGTCGTCCTTGAGGTACGGCATAGCCTGGACCAGCGTGGAATAGAGGTAGATGTCGGGCACCTTGGCGAGCAGCCAGTTGTTGGCCATCGTCGGCCCGAGATTGGGAATACGAGCGTAATAGACCATGCGCAGGTCGATGTCGGCGCCCGGCGCCGGCACCAGCTCGATGGCGTTGCCGATCAGGGTGTAGCCCCACGGCTCGCCGCTCTCGGTTCCGGTGGCGTTGACGCGATTGCTTTCCGATTCGCTGATGTACTTCAGCGCCCCGCCGCTCGAGGTCGTGAGCGAGTAGTGCTCGAGCCAGTCGGCCGGCAGCTCGACCAGCTCGTTGGCGCTAGTGGCATAAGCGCGGGTCATCATCTCGCGCACGCGAAGCTCGCGGTTGAACTGCGATTCGGCGAAACGGACGAAGGCCGGGATCTGGTCGGCGAGGTCGGCGCGATTGAGCCAGTCGGCCGTCGCCGCCAGCAGCTCGTCGTAGGTGGTGACCTGGTTGATGGCCATCAGAGATGCCCCGGCCGGGTCCTGAGATCACGGAAGCCGTGATCGTTAAGGAAGCGCCGCAGGCGCTTGCTGTCGTACAGCGTGCCGTCGGCCATCAGCTTGACGACGAAGATCGCCGGCAGGCTCGCCACCTTGTTGAGCTCGCGCCAGCGCTCGCCGTTGTGTTCGTTGTATTGCGCACGGTTCCAGGCAACCAAGCCGCTGACATCTTGTTCTGATGTCCAATGAATGGCGTCTTCGCTTTCGTCGACCTCGACGAAGTGCTTGGTGCCGGTCAATTCGTCGGTGGCGTACTGCAACCTGCTCATGTGCCCTCCTACGAAAAGGAAGGGTGGGCCGAACGCTACGCTGGCCCACCCCCGAGGCCCCTCTTCCGCAGCGCGCAGTACGCTGCGGAAGAGGGCGAGGGAGAACTCAGGGTGTGAGGTCGGCGATGTTGGCCCACGAGTACTGGCTCTTCATGCGTAGCCCCCATTCGCAAAGAACCATTTTCTTGGTCGCGTCACCAGTCTTGGCGAGTTCCTCCGTCCGGAAGTTGCGCAGATAAGCAAGCGAGATGTACTGCGGGTCGCCGACGTAGACGACAGTCGCCGGCATGAAGCGATCGGGCACGACCACGGTCTCGCCGAAATCGCCGATGTAGACGTCCGCCGCACCGACGATCGTGGCCTGCTTGCCGGCCGGCACATCGCGGAAGCGCGTGGCAATGCCGGCGAAGGTCGAGAATACGGTCTTCTGCTTGGCGCCCATGAAGGCGACCTTGGGGTCGCCGCCCTGATCCCACACCGCCTGCTGGGCCGACTTGAACAGCGCCTCGGTGAAAGCCCGTGGCGTACCGGCCTGAGCGGCCGTTGACGGCGTGCCGTTGAGGCCGCCGCCCGAATAGACCGGCGCCACGCCGGTGGCACCCGGCATGTAATTCGTCACGATCCAGGCGCCCATGCCGGCCGTCTTGCGCGCAACGGCGTTGGAGCCGACCGCGCCGACCTGCAGGCCGGTGACGGCAAGCTCCATGTCGCGCTTCATTTCCGCCGAGGCCTTGGAGAGCTCGTAAGCCATCCACGAGCGCATCCCGACTTTATCGGTCGCCTCGAGGGTGCCCGATGCGCTGATGAGCTTCCGGTTAATCTGCGTGTAGTTGTTCACGCGATTGGTCGGAGCGCGGGCGTCGGTGACGCCGATGACATCGTCGCCTTCGACGACCGGCGTGTTGGCTGCAGCGGCCAATCCGTCCGTACTCCATTCGAACAGTGTCTGCTTGGCGGTGTCGCGACCGGCATTGGCGATGACCGGCGTGTCGGTCGGCGAGATGTTGTAGATGACGTCCGAAATGTCCTCTTTGACGAGACGGCTGGCGTCATACCGGGTTGCGGTGTTGGTAATCAAAGCCATGGTAAGCCCTCACTCTACGCTACGCTTTGAGCACTACACGAAATGCTCAAACACTTTAGCAGCATCGGCGATGCTGCCGGTACGGGCGAGACGTTGCTGTGCCTGGTTGAGAGCGCCATTGCCCCGCGGCGGCACGCCGGCAGCGGCCACCCGTGGTCCGTTGGTCGCGACGGGCTTCGGCTTCTTGGCCATCAGCTCGTCGTACCTCCGCGCCTTGTCCAGAAGGATGATGGCGCGCGGATCATAGGCTTGGCTGATCTCCTCGGCGGAATAACCGACCTCAGGCTTCTGAGCGTACTCGATCAACGCCTTTCGATCGGCCTCCCATACCGTCTGGTCCTTCCAGGCCGGCCGCATTTCGAGCATGCGCGCGCGACCCTTCTGGACCGTCTCGGCGAGAAGCTTCGCCTGGTCCTGCTGCTGCAGCGTCTGAAGGCGTTGAAGTTCGAAATTGGCCGCAGCCAATTTGTCGGTCTTATCCCGCCATTCATCGCGCTGCCGCGCATAGCCCACGGGGTCGGACCTGAACACGGCATCCCAATCGGGCTCCTGGGGCTGCAGGGACTGCAACTGATCCCGGAGCGCGACGAGCATGGTCGCGTAGGTCTGACGCTCCTGCTTGACCGCTTCGCTCTCGGCGGCCAACGCCTTGCGTTCACCCGCGAGCTCGGTGGTCTTGGCAGTGTAGTCCTGATGCCTCTGATAGCCGGCGACGACTTCGTCGAGCGGGAGCTGTTCCGACTTGCCGTTATGGGTAACGGTGACGTACTGGGGTCGCTCTTCCTCGGCCGGTTGCGGGCTCTCTTCTTCAACAGGCGCTTCGGCCTCTTCTCCCTCCGCTTGCGCGGTCGTCTCTTCGGGAGCTTCGGCTTCGGCTGTGACGCGGTCTCCCGCGTCTTCGGCAACGCCCTCGTCGACGACGGTGGGGCTCTTTCTCGCTGCCGGGGGCGGGGT